TAATTTCAGAAAGGAGTGGTGTAGGCTTATGAGTAAGCTAAGCCAAAGACGCAAGCAGTTCGCAATGGCCTATATCGCTACTGGAAATATTTATCAAAGCGCATTAGAAGCTGGGTATAGCAAAAATTACGCGAAAACAGATGCTTTTAAAATCCTAGAAAATCCTAGTGTAAAAGAATACATTGCTGAAAAAATGAAGGAGCTTGATAAAGAAAACATAGCAAGGGCTGAAGAAGTGCTAGCTTACCTTACCTCGGTCATGAGGGGAAAAGAAACCGAGCAAACACTGAGGTCGGTAGGTGATGGCGTGCAAAACATTTCAGAGATTGGAGTATCAGCTAAAGATCGCATAAAAGCAGCAGAACTTATTGGAAAGCGCTACGGCCTTTGGAATGACCGTATAACCTTAGAGGGAAATGCTAGCGTTCAAATTGTGGACGATATAGGGGGACTAGGAAAATGACCAGGCTGTCAAATCTCATTGCCCCATCATTTTATCAAGCTCATAAGGACATCAAAAAAGACAGATATACACATTATTGGTTAAAAGGTGGACGTGGTAGCACTAAATCTTCTTTTGTGAGCATTGAAGTCATTCTTGGCATGATGCAAGACCCACTAGCAAATGCTGTAGCAATCCGTAAAGTTGGGCTTTATCTTTACGATAGTGTCTACGAACAACTTGTTTGGGCAATCGACGCCTTAGGCGTTAGCCATCTTTGGGACCCCAAAAAAAGCCCTTTGACACTTATTTATATCCCCACAGGGCAAAAAATCCTTTTTAGAGGGGCAGATAAGCCTAAAAAGCTAAAATCTACTAAAGTATCAAAAGGTTATATCAAATACGTTTGGTATGAAGAGGTTGACGAATTTGAGGGTCAAGAGGAAATCGATATAGCAAATCAATCCCTTTTGCGTGGTGGTGATACTTTCACAGTGTTTTATACGTATAACCCGCCCAAAAGTGTTCGGTCATGGGTGAACACACCACAAATGGCGCGTAAGGATGCAATACATTATCACAGCACGTACTTAACAGTTCAAAAAGCATGGTTAGGGGAGCAATTTCTTTTAGAAGCTGAACACCTTATGGCATCAAACTATGAACGATATAAACATGAATATCTTGGTGTCGTCACGGGAACTGGGGGAGAGGTATTCCGCAATCTAGCGGTGCGTGAGATTAATAACATTGAAATAAGAGGCTTTGAAAAAATAAACAGAGGAATAGACTGGGGATATGGAGCGGACCCATTTGTTTATATTGAGGATTATTATGATAAAAAAGCCAATACGCTTTATATTTTCTTTGAGTATTACAAACCTGGAGCAAAGTTTAATAGTATTGCTGAGGTAATTAACAAACAAAATCCAGAGCGTAAGATTGTCCGTGCTGATCATGAGCCACGATCTAATGATGAGCTGAAAAGCCGAGGGGTTAGAGTACTGAAGGCGAAAAAGGGGAAAGACAGCCGAGATCATGGTTTCCTCTGGTTGCAGAACCTTGATGCAATCGTCATTGACCCTGTGCGTTGCCCTAATGCCGTTAGAGAATTCAGTCAATATGAATTAGAGAAAGATAGCAACGGAAATTATCGAGATGGCTATCCAGATGGGAATGACCATGCTATTGACGCAGTACGCTATAGCTTAAGTGAACAAATTAGGGGTAGTAATTTCAAGCATGCAAAAAGACCTAGAAAGGGGTGAGGGCAATAGATATTAAGGCACTACAAGGGGATAGCTTGGTTAAGTTTTTAAAGTACAAAATCAAAGCTTTTGAAGCGTCTAAGACATATCGAGATATGCAAGATGGGATTGCTTACTATACAGGTGAGCAAGCAATCGATAAAAAAAGGCGCCTTGGGAAAAGTGATAAGGGAATGATGGTTGAGCTATCAGGACTACCTAATACGATTGCCAAGGATAATCAGTACGCCAAACTGGTAGATCAAAAAATTAATTATCTTTTGAGCCAGCCGCCTATCGTCTCTTGTCAAGATAATGCAGATTATGCAACAGCACTACAGGACTTTATTGATAATCGTTTTATGCGCACCCTTGGGAAAGTGAGTAAAGATGCACTAAATACCGGTGTCGGTTGGTTGTATCTGTATACAGATGGGAAAGAGTTATCGTACAAAAAGATTGATGCCTTGGATATTATTCCAATATGGGCAGACAAGGAACACGAAAGCCTTGATGCTATCATTCGTAAGCGGACAGGTACGGAATGGGACGAAAATAAGGGTGAGGTTGTTAGCAATCAGTATGTAGAGTATTACACCGACCAAGGTATTACGGTCTATCAAATCAAGGAAGATAATTGGATAGCAATTTCTACGCAAGCCTATATGCGAACCGAGAACGGAGATATGTACAACTGGGGTGGCAAGATACCTTTTGTATACTGGCGCTATAATTCTGAGGAAATTACACTACTAAGCCGAGTAAAAACCTTACAAGATCTGATTAGCTTGATTTTGTCAATCTTTGGGGATAGAATGCTCGAGGATAATCGTAACACCGTGCTTGTTATACGTAATTATGGGGGAGAAGACCCTGGGGCTATCCGCTATGACATCAATCAAACTGGCATTATCCAAGTTGAAGATGACGGTGGTGTGGATGCACTAAACATAGAAATTAATGCGTCTAATTTTGAGGTATATTTGCGTATTTTAAAAGAGAAATTAATCGAAAACGGAAGAGGGTTAGATGCAAAAAGTGATAAGTTTGGCAACAATCCCAACCAAATCAATATTAAAACTGCTTACAGCGACATAGAACTTGATGCTGGAGGTATGGCATTGGAATATCAAGCGAGTTTTGAGTTTTTCCAGTGGTTCTTCAAGAAAACATATCATTACCCAGATAGTCTTTTAGCCACCTTTGACTTTAAGCGTAATATCATGGTCAATGAAGAGTCCAAAGTCACTATGATTAATCAATCTGGGATGTTGCTATCTCGCAAGACATTGTTAGAAAACCATCCTTTTGTCGATGATGTGGCAGAAGAGGAAAGACGCCTTGCAGAAAGTGAAATCCTAGAACCATCCTCTTATGCAGAGGCATTCTCTTTAGGTGATAACCATGACACTGAAAATAAACAAAAGTAAGACCTATTGGACAAAGCGTCAGCTAGCACATGAGGAAGAACGCTATAAAGGGGCAGAGGCTTTTATTGATGAAGCTGTACGTGCTTATGATGCGGTAATGACAAAACTGGAGGAAGCTATATCTGCTAGGTTGGTCGCTATTTCAGACAATAATGGGGTATCAATGACGGAGGCCATGCGGAGACTATCAAATAAAGAGTTGGCGGGTTGGCAGATGAGTCTCAAGGAATTTATTAAGTTATCTGAAAGAGGTAATCTTCCGGAAGATTTGGAACAAGCCTTGCGCAATGCGTCTCATCGTGTTCACCTCTCCCAACTTGAACTAATGAAAACATTGATTGATGCTAGTATACGAGTAGAAAGCTATAACCTTAATGCTGATTTAACAACGTTTTTAAGCAAAGAGTGGCAGAAGATAATCAATGCTTCTGTCGTCAAAGATAAAAATAAAATAGGGGCAGGATGTAGCAAAGAAGCGCTTGATATAGTGTTATCTAAGCCATGGGCACAAGATGGACGCACCTTTTCTAAGCGTATCTGGGAGGATGGGCAAAAAACATCTAGACGTTTGCAAGATAACCTTGAGCAAAATATACTACTAGGTAAACACCCTCATGATATTATCCGAGACATGCAGAAAGTCTTGCCAAAGAATAAACGGAGCGACATAGCTCGCTTGGTGCATACGGAACACGCCTATGTGGCTAGCGAGGCAGACAGGGTCGCTTTCGAGGCGCTAGAGTTGGAAAAGTATGAAATTTGTGCCGTCTTGGACAGTAAGACCTCTGCCTTGTGTCGTAGCTTGGATGGAAAGGTGTTTGATTTAAAGGGGCGTAAGGTAGGGATAAATGCTCCACCTTTTCATCCGAACTGTAGGACAGTAACAGTACCTTGGTTTGAAGAAGAGGAAGATGGTAATGAAAGAAGAGTAATTGATACTGATAACCTTCAAAACTATAAAGAAGTCATGTATGGTCAATCTGAGGAGCGCAAGCGGAGCACTGTAGCGCTATCTGGGCGAACAATTGAAAGCAGTAAACATGATTTATGGGTATCTGATAAGGTGAAATTTAGCAGACGCAGTCAGCATATACTGGAAAAAGAACTCACGAAAGCGTTGGATGGCGTGCCACAAGTAAAAGATGCGATTAGACCAGAGGTATTGGTATTAGATCCTATTGAAATGGCTAAACCTGTTTCAGCGGCTTATAATCCTGTGAGTAATACGCTTTATATTAATGCAGCTATTTTTAATAAAGAAACCCGACAATCTTTAGAAGATAGCTTTGTTGGAGGTAATGATATTTCCACGACTTTTTACCATGAGTGTTTACATTGGTCAGATGCCTGGGCACACAAGGCAAAAGGGCATAAAATTACAACAGAAAACTATAATGCTTATATCGATATGTTAAACGCTAGAGCTAAGCGAAAGCTTGACAAATTAGGGGTTACGAGCGATAATGTAGAGAAAATTGGAGTTTATGCTAGAAAGTCGTATGGAAAGCAAGCTTACAACGAGACATATACGGAATATAGGGTAAAAGAGAAATTTAGGAAGGTGTGAGAAATGCGAATCGTTTATCCAAAGGAAATAGATGCCCTGTGGGATTCTATACCAGATGAGTACCGTAAAGACATCAAAAATGCCCCAAAAGAATACCAAAAACGTTATGAGATTTGGCTCAAAAAATCAAAAGAATACGATGAAGAAGTAAGAAAAGAATTGTTTGGCTTTTAACCGCTCCCTTAATTGGTGGGCGGTTTTTGTTTGCACAAAAATAAAAAAATAACTCATGACTTTATGGATTTCAAATCCATAAACTTATAAATTATCGACCTAGATAAGTCGTAAAACTGTCTATTTTTTATGCCAAAAATTCGTTGGCGAACGTAAAAACGCAAATCGTGGGTCAAGAGATAGACGTAAAAAATCGTAGCGAAGAAAGGATAAAACGTGAAAAGAGAGTTTTTAGAGGGTTTAGGTCTTGAAAAAGAAGCTATCGACAAAATTATGGCAGAAAACGGCAAGGATATCGAGGCTGAAAAGACGAAAACAACAGCTATGACAAGCGAGCGAGATACCTTGCAAAAGAGCCTAGATGACGCCAATAAAACCATCAAAGGCTATAAGGACATGGACATTGACGCTATCAAAAAGAGTGCCACAGATTGGGAAGAAAAGGCGAAAAAAGCAGAAAAGGCATTGGAAGAGACAAGGATAGAAAGCGCTTTGGATAAAGCTTTGGCTGAGGTCTCAACTCTTGATGCCGACCTACTTAAAAAAGTCCTAGACAGAGAGGCAATTCTTTTTAAAGACGGCAAATTCACAGGCTTAAATGAGCAAATCGAGGCACTAAAGCAAGACAAGCCTTATTTATTTAAGACAGAAGAAAAGCCACCAGAGGGTGGACAAGGCAATGGCTTTGACCCTTATGTACCACCGAATGGTGACGATGGGGCAGCGACAAAATCAGCTGCACAGCAACAAATAGATGCGATTTTTGGTTTTTAACATAAAGAAAGGATGATAAAACTATGCCAATTAACACTTTAGAATATACCAAACTTATGGCGCCAAAGCTTAACCAGCATATAGTGAGAGAGGCAACCAGCGGCTGGATGGAAGATAATGCGTCTGCATTGGGCGAACCTATTTATAATGGGGGTAAAGAGGTTAAACTACCTACCGTTTCAACGACTGGACTTGGCGACTATGACCGAGATCATGGTTTTGCAAACAAAGGTAGTGTATCAATTGAGTACGAGCCTTATACAATGACCCAAGACAGGGCGACATCGTTTCAGCTCGATGCTATGGATGTAAAAGAAACAAATTTTGTAGTGAATTCTGCAACGGTTATCAAAGAGTTTCAAATGACCCATGTGATACCAGAGCTTGATGCTTATCGTTATGCCACTTTGGCAGCAAAAGCAAAAAAAGCAAACCAAAGTGAGTCTGTGACGTTAACGGTTGATAATGCGCTTTCTAAATTCAGAGAGCACGTTGACGCTATCCGTGACTACACAGGGCAAGGAATGCCCCTAATTTGTATTTTGCCAAGTGCTGTCTTACGTTTAATTGAAGATAATAAAATATTTACTAAGCAATTTGATGTTTCAGATTTTAAACAAGGAGAGCTTTCGCTGAGAGTAAAAGTTCTTGATAACGTTTTTTTTCGAGTGGTTCCGAGCGAACGTTTGTGGAATAAATATATCTTTAATAGTGGAGCATCTGAGTGGGGATTCAAGGTGGATACGGCTGGCGGTGCAAAAGAAATTAATTGGATTATTTGCCCTAAAGAGCTTCCTATGGCTATTTCAAGGACGGATACCTTACGTGTATTTGACCCACTAACCAATCAGGACGCTCATGCTTGGAAAATTGATTACCGCAAATATCATGACCTATGGGTACTTAAAAACAATACGAAGACACTCATGGCTTGTGTTAAGGCGTAGGAGGTAAAATGATGAAATTGATACGATTAGAGCGTGAGGGTATCGTCAAATTGACTGACAACCCTCTTACGATTGAACGCCTAAAATCGATAGGATATACCGAAGATGG